CCCGCCCTCTTGGTACGCCCCTATGGCCACCACCGTTCTGTCCGGCACGTCCGGTGCCCTCTACTACAAACCCGCTGGCACCACTGCAGCTTTCCGTCCCACCGACGTCACCGTTGCTGGCGCCATCTTCAACGTCGGCAGCTTTTTCAACTTCAAAGTTGGCGATCCCGTCCGTTTCCGGGTCGTCAACCAAGCCGGCGGCACTGCCACCGGCACACTCCCTGCCGGTGTAGTCGCTGGTACCACCTACTTCGTAATCGGCTACAACGCCGCCACCGGCGCCCTGACGGTCTCCGCCACCCTCGGTGGCACGGTCATCACGATCACCACCCAAGGTACGGCTGTCAGCCCCAACACGTTCGAGGTGTTTTACGCCGATTTCGTTGTTGTGGGCCAGGTCCGCAGCTGGAACTTCGACATCAGCCGCGCTGAAATCGACGTCACCACCATCGGCCAAACCCCCGGCCAGTACGTCCCTTTCCGCAGCTACATCTCCGGTTTTGGCGACGGCAACGGTACTTGCACTGTGTACATGGCCGACGACGACTTCGCCGTGGCCAACCGCATGGTGGAAGACGTGCTCCAACGCCAACAGGGCGGCGCAGCCTTCAAGCTGTACACCAACCGCATCATCAGCGGCAGCACCGTTGATGAAACCAAGAGCCGCTCCATCACGCTGGAGGCCATCCTCACTAGCGCCGCCCTCTCGGTGGACCCCGACAACGCCCAGAGCATCGACATCGCCTTCCGCCCCGCCACTACCCCCACCTTCGACTTCCTGACCACCGCCTGATAATCTGCTGGCGCAGTCAGATTCAGCACCCCGGCCTCCCAGCCGGGGTTTTTTATTTCTAGTCCGCTACACTAGACCGAGAACACCCAACCTCTATGCCCGTTCCAGTCCGCGCCATTGACCGCCTCAAAAAGGCCGCCAACCTGGAGCCCACCAAAAAGACCATCGAACTTTCCGATGGCAGCGAGTTCGAGATGTGGGTGACGCCGCTGACGATGGCCGAGCGCGAACGCGCTCAGAAGCAGGCCAAGTCTGACGACGCCAACGCCTTCGCCCTCCAACTCCTCATCACCAAAGCCCTCGACGAATCCGGCGCCAAGCTTTTCAGTGCCGGCGAAATCGACGTCCTGAAGAACGAGGTCAAGGACAAAGACCTCCAGACCCTGATGCTGGCCATCCTGACCGACGACGCCGAGCCCATCGACCCAAAGCCCTGAGTGCCGACCTCCGCAAAGACAACTGGCTCATGCTCCAATTCGGCGTCGCCAAAGAGCTGGGCCTGAGTCTGAGCGAAGTCCGCAACACCATGACCGCCGAAGAACTCCTCGGCTGGAGCGCCTACTTCAGCATCCTCAACGAAGACCAGCAGAGGGAGATCGACAACGCCAAACGCCGCCGCTAACCCGGCGGCTTTTTTACGGCGTAAACTAAGGTACCAGAGTGTGACGCAGCGCCGTGGCCGCCTACAGAGCCGACATCGAGATTGGCGTTCGCGGCATACAGCAACTCCAAAACACCACTAAACAGATTGATTTACTCAGCAAAGGTGTAGACGGAATAAACAAAAGATTCGCCGGCGGAATACAAAGTCTTAACGCATATGATGCCAACCTAGCAAAAGCCGCACGAACATTAAGTAGAGTAAACGCTGGTACTATTGCCGAAACAGATGCAGTCAAGCTATACGTGACTGCCCTGGGACAAGCAAATGCAGCCAGAGATCGTCAAAATAGACTTATTCAAGAACAAATTGCGCTGCAGCGCAAAGCTGTAGCTACTGCAGATGCCGGCTTTGGTGTGCAAGGTCCGGCTTTGCCCCCAACAGGTCGCGGTGGGCGTGGCGGTCGCGGAAGACTCGCCAGCCGGCTTGGTGGCGCCGTTAGCGGCGCGGCAATCGGTGGTGCCTTCCCACTGCTGTTCGGCCAAAGCGCTGGAGCAGCTGCGGGTGGCGCTATCGGCGGTCTGGCCGGCGGACTGCTCGGACCAGGCGGCAGTTTTGCCGGCAGCCTCGTCGGCACCATCCTTGGCGACATCGCCGCCAAAGGCAACGTAGTCAAACAGTTGGGCCAAGACATCGGCTTCTCCGCCGAGCAAACGCGCACACTCGAAACAGCCTTCAAACAAGCCGGCCGCGAATTCGACAAGTTCCAAGCATCCGTCCAGAACATTCGCGGTCTGGGGCTCGAAATCGACGCCCAAGCCGAAGTCATCAAACTCGTCAGCACGCTCACCGAAAAATACGGTGGCACCATTGATAAAGTCACCAACGCTTTTACCTCAGCCCTCGAATCCGGCAAGGTATCTCAAGCCACTCTCAACCAACTAACCAGCCAAGGCATCCCAATCCAACAGGCCCTAGCGGATAAATACAACGTCAGCCGCAGCGCCCTGCTGCAAATGGCCAAGGACGGCAAAATCTCCGTCCAAGACTTGACCGATACCCTTGTCGAAGTTGGTAATCAGGGCGTAACTGCCGCCACCAAAACCAGCAACGGCTTCACCCAACTAAGCACCGCAACCAAGGATCTCGGCAGCGGCTTCCAACAACTCGCTGGGGCAATCGTCACCGCGCTTTCTCCGGCACTGGAGTGGCTCGCCGGAAAGATCGCCGGCATCATCAACCTCGCCGCCCAAGGCGCCCAAGCCGTTGCCCGGATGATTAGCGGCGGCAGCCAAACAGACGTCGCCGCCTCCGCCATGGCCGGCGCTCAACTCGTCAAAGAGTTCCCCGAACTCCGCTCCCAGCGCATGGGCGGTCGCGCAGGCAAAGCCCTAGTACAAAACAACACCCTTGCCGTTGGAGCAACCGGCCAACTAACCCCCGAACAACTCAATCGCTACAACCAGCTCCGCAGCAAGGCTATGGGCACCCTCCAAACGCCCGCGCCCATCAAACGAATCGACGTCTCAGGACTGGGACAACTACCAGCAGAAGCCGACAAGTCTTCAGACAAAGCACGCAACGAGGCAGAAAGGGCTGCAGAGCGTATCGCCAAAAGCGGAAGAGATCTCGACGCAGCAAAGGAAGCTTTCAAGATCGAACAACGTCTAATTACTGCACGCAAAGAGGGAAACACCGTACTGGAACTTACACGCCAAGCACAGCTAGACCTTCTAGAAATTCGCAGCAAAGGAAATGACATCTTGGCTAACAAAGAACTTCCCGCACAAGCAAAAGTAAATGAACTAGAAAAGCTCCGCTTTCAAGCGAAAAGCGTTTCTCTAAACTTACAACTTAAACTCGTAGATGCAGAAGAGAAAGCGAATAAATTGATGCAGGATAACATCAAAAAGTTTATGGGCAGTGACGATCCGCTCGGACAAGCCCAGGCAGAAGTCAACCTGCTCGCTGCAAAACTGCAAGGTAAAGAGCGTGAGTATACACTCCAGCTTGCCATTGACGATCTCATTAGGCAAGGCGTTTCAGCAGAAGATGCCCGCAACACTGTAGAAGTAGCCGACGAACTAAACCAGAAACTTGAACGGCAACTCAGCCTTCAAAAGCAAATCCAAGACACCATCAACCAAGTCGGGCAAACGACTGGCGATGTATTCCAGCAACTTATTTTTAGTACAGATAGTTGGGCAGATAGTCTGACTAATGCGCTTAATGCCTTGGCCAACATCCTCTTCCAAGCCGGCCTCGGTTTACTCGCAGGCGACGAAGAGAATGGTAGAGGTTTCTTCAGCTTCCTCACAGGTCGTCTGGGTAGGCGAGCTGCCGGCGGCCCTGTAACCAGTGGCTCGCCTTACATCGTTGGTGAACGCGGCCCCGAGTTATTTGTCCCAGGCCGCTCTGGAACAATCATCCCGAACAACGCTATGGGCGGCAGCCAAGTGAACGTTGACTCCATCAACATCACCGTGGAGAACACCGGCGACCAACTCAGCCCGGCAGCACAAAAACAGATCGCCGGCCAAGTTCGCGGTATTGTGTTGGCAACCCTCGTTGACCAGCGCCGTGGTGGAGGCGTCCTGCGATGAGTTTTCTCACCTTTAACGACCTCCGCCTCACGTTTGACAGCAGCGTCAAGCGCACAAAACGATTCCAGCGTGCAGCCTTTGGCGACGGCTACAGCCAAATCCTGAGCGACGGCCTCAACGCCGAAAAAGAAACCTGGAGCTGCACCACGCCCGCAATGGCAGGCGAAGAAGCTTTCTCTGTCGAAGCAGCCCTCAAACGCTACGCCGACACCGCCATCCCCTGGTCACCCCCCGACAGCACCAAAACCTTCCAGGCCCAATTTGCAACTGGCACACTCACCCTCGGCTACACCAACCTGCAATCACTACTCCTAAAGGGCTACACACGCCCCGCAAATTACACCGCAAACCTAGTCAATGGCGTACTCACCAGCGTAACTATTGCCGATAACGAACCCGTTACAATTACACTCACAGAAAACCCCAAAAACTATCTTCTGCGTGACGGCTGGCAGCTGAACTACATTGCTCCCGACGTTTACCAACTGTCGTTTGAACTGGAGCGCGTTTACATATGACGCAGCAACCTCCCAATTCCGAAACACTTAAATCCCGCCTAGCGGCGGTAGTTGATCTGTACATTTTGGACATTACGGTGTTGCTGCCCCCAGGTAGCACCGACCAAGCCGTTTACCGCTTCTGCAACTGGAGCCAAGTCAATGGCTTAGACATTGCCTATCAGGGCAATACCTATACTGCGTTGCCGCTGCAGGCATCGGGTTTTGAGCGCAACACCAGCGGTCAGCTGGCTCGCCCCAGCATCACTTTTGCCAACATCGGCCTCGCCATTACCGGCCTTGCCAACACCTACGACGACCTCGTTGGTGCAACCGTCAGCCGCATCCGTACACTCACCACCTACCTCGACGGCCAACCCGGCGCAGACCCCGATGCCTACTGGGGCCCGGACGAGTGGATCATCGAGCAAAAAAGCGGCGAGAACAAACTGGCGGTCACGTTCCAGCTCGCCGTTGCCTTTGACCTAGAAGGCCGCAGCCTGCCGGCCCGCCGAATGCTCCGCGAACAATGCCAGTGGACCTACCGCAGCAACATCGGCTGCCACTACAGCGGCTCCAACTACTGGGACATCAATGACAGCCCCGTCGGATCGCTCAGTAACGATGTATGCGGCAAGCGGTTGGACAGCTGTAAGTTGCGCTTTGGCGCAGGTAGCCGCCTACCGTTCGGTGGATTCCCCGGCCTCGTTGATAAGTCAGGTTGATGCTTTCCACTTACAGCAACCCGCTTACGCAGCAGCAAACCGCCGCCATCCGCGCCGCTGCCGAGGCCGCCTTCCCCATTGAGGCGTGCGGGTTTGTCCTGCGTACCGATGAAGTCATCACCTGCACCAACACCGCCACCCTGCCCGACACCTTCACTATCTCAGCCGCCGAAACAGCGCAATACCTCGACGACGCCCTGTGCAGCTGGCACTCCCACATCCAGTTTCCGCGCCTATCCGAGGCCGACATTCGCGCATCCAAAGCACTCAACCTGCCCTACGCAGTCTGGGATTGCTCCAGCTCCCTACTTTTCTGGCTGGATCCGTCGCAAGATGCCGGTTTGCTTAGCCGACCTTGGGCCTATGGCGTCCATGACTGCTACAGCGCCGTCCGCGACTGGTACTGGCAGCAGCACGCCTACGCCATGAACGACTACCCCCGCCAATACGAAGGCGAGTGGAGCGACCGGGGTTTCACGCACTTCGAGGATAATTTTGCCACAGAGGGCTTCATCAAACTGCCGCCCACCGCAGTGCTACAACGCGGTGACGTCCTGCTGATGCGTATCCGCAACGATGTTTGCTGCAACCACGTCGCCGTACTGGAAGATCCGGCCGCCAACCAGCTGTACCAGCACTTGGTTGGTCGCCTGTCTGGTCTGAGCACTTATAGCCCCTACTTCAGGGAGCAGACCTATGCTGTCCTGAGGAGGTCTGCGTGATGGTCACGATCCGTTTGCTGGGTGAAGCAGGCCGCCGTTTTGGTCGCGTATTCCGCCTTGCTGTTGGCAGCGCCGCCGAAGCCGTCCGCGCCCTCTGCGTCCAACTTCCCGAACTGCGCCTGTTCTTGATCAACAGCGCCGACCAAGGCATCGCCTGGCGCGTCGTCACCGAAGACCCGATGGGCCTCTCCGAAGACGAACTCGACTGGCCCTGCAGCAAGCGCGTGGTACTTGCCCCTCAACCAACAGGCCGTGGCGCCGTAGGTCGCATCATCGCCGGAGTGGCACTTGTCGCCTTCGCCATCTTGGTGCCCGGTATCGGCGGTGGCGTCGCCGCCACCATCTTCGGCACAGCCTTTTCCAGCACCGCCCTCGGTATTGGAGCCGTCGGCCTTAGCTTGATTTTTGGCGGCGTAGCGCAACTACTTACGCCAACGCCCAAAATGCCTGGTGCGGATTTTGGCTCCACCACGCAAGCCGACCGTTCCGATCAACTCAAAAGCGCCCTATTCGATAAATCCAACGCCAACACCGCCCAAGGTGATGTTGTACCCGTGCTTTACGGCGAACGGCTGATCGGTTCCCTTGCCGTGCTTAGCTTTGGCATCGAAATTGAGAACAGCATCTGATGGAAGACCTGCGCGTTGAAGGTGCCGGCGGCGGCGGTGGGCAGCAACAAGCGCCGCAGGTAATTGTCGCCCCAACGCGCACACCAACAGAGGAAAACAACAACCTCTTTTCCACAGCCTTCGCCAAAACCGTCTACGCCATCGCCGAGGGCGAGATTGAAGGTTTCCCCAACGGCATTGAAAAAGATACTTACCTAGATTCCACGCCAATCAAAAACGCGGACGGATCCGCCAATTTCACCGGCTACACACTTGACTACCGCGCTGGTACAGACGAAACCCAGACACCACTAACAGGTTTCTCAACAGTAGAAACTGCAGTCGGAGTTAGTACCGCAGTTACTGTCGCCACAGGACCGATTACGCGCACAGTTACCGATGTCGACGTGGAGCGAGCCCGCGTCGTAATTTCGCACACCGCGCTTCAGTCAACCAACCAAAGTAACGGCGACATTACCGGCACCAGCGTTGCCTACCGTATTGCGGTCAGCGCCAATGGCGGCCCTTTTGTAACTGTCGCAGAACCGACTGTAGGTGGCAAAAGTAGTAGCGAGTTCCAGCGAGCTTATGAGTTCGATCTCACAGGCACCGCGCCATGGGCTATTCGCGTCACACGCCTAACCGCCGACAGCGGCAGCGCCTTTCTACAGAACGGGATCGTCTGGCAAAGCTATACCGAAATCGTTGACGAAAAATTCGCCTACCCCAACACCGCTCACCTAGGACTAAAGATTGACGCACGCCAGTTCAATTCCATCCCGGACGTAAGTCTTCGCCTACGCGGCAAGCGCGTTCAAGTACCACAGAACTACAACCCGATTACCCGCACTTACACGGGTCTGTGGGACGGCACGTTCAAAACTGCGTGGACCGACAACCCGGCCTGGATCTTCCGCGACATCGTTCTCAACCCCCGCTTCGGCGTAAAGCGCTATGTCTCATCAATCGCCATCGACCCCTGGTTCCTTTACACCATTTCGCAGTATTGCGATGAACTGGTCTACGACGGTCAAGGCGGTACCG